TATGTAGTTTTAAAGCCAGCCGTAATTCTCAGAGAATAAAAAAGTTCCTTTATTGAATGCCCAGAACCACCCAGAATCTTCTCTGTAGAGCCAAGAGTCTATGAGGCTGTATTGCTTTGAGTATATCCAAGCGCCGTCAATGTCTTTATCCCACTTATGTTTTGAATTAGGTGTTTGAGGGTTTTCTGGATTTTCTTTTTTAATCGCATTGTTTTCTTTGGGAACTTCTCTCTTTATGACTTCTGGCTTTTTCGTTTGGTTCATCATTTCCATTGTCTTTTGCATGCCTTTTCTCCAGCTATGGCACCTGATCATATGTCCTCCTATATCTAGTGGCTCATGTGGGTTTACGGTTTTGCAGTATTCGCACCCACATAAAAAATCTCTTACCTGTATAGTCGTAGACGAAAAGCAGGGTAGTATGGATAGCATTAGGAGAGTAACCAGCCTCATATACCTATATACACGAAAATGGAGCCACCTGTCAGGTTCGAACTGACGACCTGCTCATTACAAGTGAGCTGCTCTACCAACTGAGCTAAGGTGGCTAAGACTTAATCTCTCTTCCGTCGAATTGCGCCTCAAGCTCATTGAGGAACCTACCCCTTTTTTGCTCTGGAAGTTTTTTATATTCTTTGTGAAGCCTGCGAAAAACCCTCTTGTGAACTTGGTCTTCTTTACTGTACTTAATAATTTTTTTAATCTTTTTGACTATTTTTTGGCTCATAATTCTATATGTTCTACGTTCTTTGAGTTAAGTGATGAAAGTTCTGATCCTCCTGCGTAGCTAATTGAGCTTTGGAGATCTTCTTCTATCTCGATTAACTTTGATTTGTATGTCATTCCTGAGGAAGGTACGTTTTTTAATAACCCTTCTATGTGCGTCTTTGTTTTCTTGTTTTCAAAGCTGGCCGATCCGTAATATGCTTTGTGCGTCGCCCCCTTTATCTCAATTGAATGAGAAGGGCTATCTGAGCATGATGCAAAAAGACCTCCTGCCATAACTAGATCCGCTCCAGCAACTAGAGCTTTGGCAATATCTCCATTACATTTCACTCCCCCATCTGCTATAATTGGAATTCTATTATGGTCTGCTGTTTGATTAAATAAATCCCCGCTATAAACTTCCGCGCAATCTTTCACGCAAGTAAACATTGGCATGGTGAATCCCGTCTTATCTTTGGTTGTACATGGAGAGCCTTGCCCTATTCCGACCTTGACCATATCTGCGCCCCATCTGTATAAGTCTGAAACCGCATTGGGGGTCGCGACGTTTCCTGCAATAATTTTTGTTTTAGGCATTAAGTTTTTGCAGTGTTCAAGCATTTCTTTCATTCTTTGTGAATGTCCGTGGGCAATATCAATTGTAATACAATGCACCCTGCCTCTATCTGAATTTTTTTTAAGCTTATATAAAATATCTACGTCTTTTTTTTGAACTCCAAGGCTGATTGAGATTAAGTTCCAATCTTCTCTGTTTGCTCGATCTACAAAATTAATATTATCTACGTCAAATCTGTGCATTATATAAAAATATCCATTCCTTGATAGCCACTTGCAGAGATCTTCGGTTACTACTGCCTTCATGTTTGCGGGAATAATTGGAAGCTTGTATTCGTTGCCGAAAATTAAAGTAGATGTATCGCACTCGCTTCTGCTTTTGCAGGAGGAGAAGTTTGGGCTTAGTGAGATGTCTGAATATTTTAAAGCTCGCATAAGGTATATATATTCCTTATGTCTAAAAAATCAAGACATTACTTTGTTTCAACCCGCGCTTTTGATTCGTGAAATTTGAAATTAATTTCTTTAACGTCTTGGCTTTCTAGAATTTTTCTTGCGCAAATCGATTGAACCTCGTCTCTAAAAATTCTTTGCAGGGGTCTTGCCCCCATGTTTTCTTCCATTGCTCTTTTACATATATCTATTCTTACTTGAGCGGAAATCTTTAAATTTATGTTTTTCTTTTTTAATTGTTTTTGGAATTCTCTGATTTCTATGTTCAGTATTGCCCTCAAGTCTTCTAGTCTTAGTTGGTTGTAGGGAATAATCGAGCCTATTCTGTTTAGAAGCTCAAGCTTAAAGTGTTTCTTTGCGGAGTTTAGGATTGATTTTTTAAGATCGTCTAGTGAGGACTCTTGATTCATGAATCCTACTGAATTGGTTTTTTGATATAGCTCCTGCCCGATATTTGACGTCATTACTATAATTGCATTAGAGAAGTCCGCAGACTGTCCCATGTTGCCTGTTAGCTTTCCCTCTTCAAGTATTTGTAGTAGTAAATTTAATACATCTTCGTGCGCCTTTTCGATCTCATCAAAAATAATTACGCAGTATGGGTTTCTTTTTACTCGCTCTATTAATTGGGCGCCCTCTTCATACCCAACATAACCTGGAGATGCGCCGATCAGCCTACTGACTGAGGTTTTTTCTGAAAATTCTGACATATCTAACTGAATGAGATTATCTTCTCTTTCGAATAGGTTCTTTGCAATCATCTTTGCTGTATGCGTTTTGCCTAGTCCTGTTGACCCAAGGAGTAGGAAGCTTCCTATTGGCTTTTTGCCGTCACTTAGTCCAGAAAAAGAAAACATTACCGACTCATTTATGGCTCTTACTGCTTCGCTTTGCCCAATTATAGACTTTAGTAATTTGCCTTCTAGGTTTATTGCTTCCTCGCTATAGTCTTTTTTTACTTTCTCAATAGGGATACCTGTTTTATCTGCCACAACCTTACAGACATCTTCTTCTGTGACTTTTGCCCCCTGCTTCTTGCATTCTGCGGCCCACTGATCTAGCTTTATCTTATAAATATCAAAAACTTTTTCCGCCTTATTCATCAGCTTGGTTCTTTTTTCTCCCCCCGCTTTTTCTTCTTGGTCGAACAGTACTTGTAAGGTTTTTTCTATTTTTTTTATACTAGTCGGGCGTTTGAAGGACTTTATTTTTACCTTTGATGCCGCTTGATCTATTAGATCTATGGCTTTATCTGGTAGAAATTTATCCATAACATATTTTTTTGATAGATCTACCGATGCCATGATTGCTTCTGGTGTATATAATACTCCATGAAAGTTTTCATATGTTTTAGATACTTTGTTTAATATCTTAACTGCCTGATCCCTTGTTGGCTCTTCGACTGAAACAGAATGAAATCTTCTGTCTAAAGCTCCGTCTTTTAGGATGGTTTTTCTATATTCTTCATAGGTTGTTGCGCCGATGCACCTTATTTCGCCCCTAGCTAAAAAGGGTTTTAGTATATTTGCCGCGTCCATACTTCCTTCTGAGTTTCCTGCTCCGATTAAGGTGTGAATTTCATCTATAAAAAGGACTACTCTATTATCTGAAGACGCTTCGTCTATGAGTTTTTTTAATCTCTCCTCGAATTGACCTCTGTATTTTGTTCCAGCAATCATTGCAGGAAGATCTACTCCATAAATTTTTTTGTCCAACAAGAATTCTGCCGCGTCTCCCGAGGCTATTTTTTGCGCAAGAAATTCTACTACTGCGGTTTTTCCTACTCCTGCATCTCCCAGTAGTATTGGATTGTTTTTTGATTTTCTGCATAAAATTTCAGAAATTTGTGCAAGTTCTTTTTCCTTGAAGAAAACTTCTTCCAGTTTACCTTCTGCTGCTAAATGGGAATAGTCTATTGAAAATCTAGATAGCGCAGTTTCCTTTGGCGCTGGCAATTGACTTGTGGATTCTGAAGTTTGTGGGAGGCGGTCGTCTTTTGGTGTAATCTCTGGAGCTCTATTGGATATAATATAATTCTCTACAGACTTTAGGACTTTTTGGGGATTATGCCCAAGATCCTCGAGGTATGTTTTTATTCCTGCTGACGAGAGACATACGAAAAGCAGATGCTCTAGTCCGACGTAATCGTGTTGAAATTTTGCTGCGCAGTTGAGGGATTCTTTTATTTTTTCTTTAAATTCTGAGCTATACTCTGGGGGAATACCCTCCGAAGAACCTATTAAGGCTTCTTGGAGTAGGCTTGATAGTAGCGCTCCGTCTATATTTAGGTCTTCTAGTATAGAATTGATGCTAAATTGTCTCGATTCTAAAATCGCAATCATTAAATGCACGGGGAACACTTCTTCATTATTAAGTTCATGCGCAATTTTTTTAGAAGTACCTATGGCTTTTTGTGCCCTAGGCGTAAAGTTAGGTGTTACGCTGTTCATTCTCATATTATATACACTATTTTAGGTCGCTAAGCTTCATGTAAATTTTTTCATCAACTATAGATAGGTCATTGGCGAAAACAATATCCTCTCCTTTTGATCCGTAAACCATGACTATACTTCCTTTTTGCGGAACCTTACCTCCCCTGTCTAGGTATTTTTTGCAGCTTGCGTTGCGCCTGTTATCTGCAATCATTGCGCTGTACCTGCCTACCTCGTCATTAAGGAATAGCCTTATGTATTGGTTTCCATTTTTGCTGATTCTTTTCATAGAGTCTTCCACGACTGCTATAAATTTACCCCTCTCTCCTTTTGCCATAGCATAGTAGTCGTTGGCATCCATAAGGTCCCCAAATTCTAAAGAAAAAGTTTCTTTAAGAGAGATGCTGTAACTATACCCCAATAATTGGGTTTCAAAATACCAGTTGGCAAACTTTTCATATCTTTTGTTTTTGTCGTAAATCTCTTTGTAGGGTAGGTATTTCTTTTTAAATGTATTAAATCTTGATTCTGACATTATGGCTCTATTGTCATCTCCTGGCGTATTTTCTTTTACGCAGGCTTGAATGCTTTTTAATATGTCGTGATCATATTTAGGTCCAATCTCTATAAAATTTCTTTTCTCTCTATCTGTCAATAGATTAAATGACTGCGCTTCCAGTACGAGCCTTGGCCTTCTGGATTTAAATTCGGACAGAGCTCCAGCTTGAATGAGTGCAGAAAGTATGCCTATATTTAGCCCAGCTTGTTTTGCCGATAAAAATATATCATATTTTGTTGGGGTGTCGCTCTCCCTGAAACTTCTTAGTGCTTGAAGGGATTTTTCACTAACCCCTTTTATTGAATTGAGCCCAAATCTTATGTCCGAATCTTCTTTGGAGAAGTCTATTTTTGATTTAACTAAGTCTGGTGACTTCAATGATATATTGAAATGAGGTAAATCTTGACAAACTCTCCTTATTTCTTCTTGGGGGGAAGGTTCGTATTTTGTCATTTTCAATAAGCTCAAGAAAAAATCTTGTGGGTATTTAAACTTTAGGTGGGCTGTCCATGCCGCAAGCGATGCATACGCAATTGAGTGCGATTTGTTAAATGAGTAATTAGCGCTGTCTTCTGCAACTTTCCATAATACGTCTCCAATTTCTGGGTCCAAACCATTCTCTTCTATCTTTTGGGAGATCTTATCTTTCCATTCTGACATTTTGTCGACTTTCTTTTTTCCTACAATCCTCCTGAGCTGTTCTGACTCATCTAAGGAGAAGCCTACTTTAACTGCCATCTTCATTAGCTGCTCTTGGTATAGGGGTAATCCCCCCGTGTACGATAGCACGTCGTCATAAAATTCATGTACGCTTTGAAACTCTCCAGTACTAACGTAAGAGGCATAGTCGTCTACAAAGTCTAATGCGCCTGGTCTTCCGATTGCAATTACCGCAGAAAGCTCTTCTAAATTCTTGGGGTTTATCTTTCTGCAAACCTTGAAATTTGCGTCCGCTTCGATTTGAAATAAACCGTGTGGCGTTTTTAAATTCTTTAGATTTTCGTAGGTCTTTTTGTCGTCCAGAAAGTCCATGTTTGACATGTCTAAATCGAGCCTCTTGCATACATCATGTATTACACTAAGTGTTCGCAGTCCTAAGATATCAAATTTGACCATAAGCTCTGATACCCAATTCATGTCATAGCCCGTGACTAACGCCCCTTCATTGGTTAATTGAACTGGGCATATATCTGTTAGCTTGTTGTAGGATATAGCTATTCCAGATGGGTGAACTCCTGTATTTTTATTTAATCCTTCCAGCTTTCTTGCTATGTCAAAAATCTTTTTGTTTTTTGTGGCCCATTCCGCAAATGCTTCGCTTTCAACTATCGCTACATTGAGCGGGGCGACTTTACCGAAATGCTTGGGTATTAGATCACTAACCCTATTAACTTCTTGCTCCGAATATTCTCCTACTATTTTTCCGCATTCCTTTATGCATAGCTTTCCGCTTAATGTATTTAGAGTTAGGATCTTGCAGGTTCTTCCAGGATGCTTTTTTTCAATATAATCTATGACCTCTTTCCTTCTTTCATAGGAAATGTCATTGTCTACGTCTGCGAGTAATGATCCGTCTAGATAAGTTATTCCATTTTTCTCTATCTTTTTTGCCCTGCTTTTGGATACAAATCTCTCGAAGAATAAATCGTGCTTTACGGGGTCTATGTTTGTTACGCCGATTAAATATAAAACCAAACTTCCTGCTGCAGATCCCCTACCTGGCCCAGTTGGAATATCATTTTCGTGACAGTGTTTTAGTATATCCCAGTTGAGTAGAATATAATCTGTAAAACCTAGGTCTTCAAGAATATCGAGCTCAATCTTGGCTCTTTCATAGTAGTCGTTCTTATTTTTTAACTCGTCTATTCCCCTATCTTTTACGCCCTTATGACATAGCTTTCTCAGGAAATCAAAGTTAGAAGCTTCTTTTGATATGTTTAAGTCTTCGTAGTACTTGTCTTCAATATCAATCTCTGGGAGGCGGACCCCCGCAGGGGCGCAGTCCTTATATTTTTTAAATTTACTTACAAAAGAATCCATATTTACAATATGGTTAATTAAGCTTTATAATCAAGAATTTTTATCCCAACAAGTGGTAGTTTCGAGCGCCAGAATATCTTCTATTCTCACTTGAACGAGCTCATCCTTTCTCCCTCTTCTTCTGTATATCTTATATTTCGCTTGTCTCGCTGAATCTACGTAGTCTTTGCTCTCTATGGACTCCTTCGCTGGGCTTTCATTTACCAGCCAATTATAAAGTATCTCCCTGTTCGAGAGGACGAAATCACGCTCCCTTTCGAACGCTATAAAATCTGGGCCGCTGCGAAGCCAGCCAGGCTTTCCGTTTACACTTGTAAGTTCAAGCCATATCCAGTCGTCATTAAAATTTTTATTTCTTCGTGATACTTTTTTTCTTGCTTTTACGTCCACAGAAAATTCCATGTTTTCTTTTGATAGAAAAAAGTCTTTATGCGAAAACTGTTCTTCTAGTTTTGCTTTTCTGATTTTGTAGCCTCGGGCTCTTGCTTCAGCCACAAAAAGCTCTTCTGCGTTATGCCCTACTATGGCGCACTCTCCTGTTTTATCTCTACTGTGTTGATACATTTTGTTTGTTTTTGGGTTTTATATTTCTATGTTCCATATTAGTTTTTGAAATACTTCGTAATTCTTTTGGATGTCATATAGAGCATCATGTAATTTCTTTGGGTCAAAGCCTACATCGTAATCCTTGCAGCATTGAGCTAACGAAGTCTTGAGCCCCTTCTTTCTGAATTGAGTTAATTTGTATTGCCAAGAAAGTAGGTCGTGGTTCTTGTCGTAGTTTATATTTGCTTTTATTGCTTTGGCTATGCAATTTGTATCTATAAAGCTTTTTAAATAAGAGAAATCTCTTTTCTTTCCTAAGAGCTCTCTATAAATGCCGTGAATATAAACATCAAAGCCAAGTCCATTGTGCGCTACCTTAATATAAGAATCGTCATATAGGTATTTTTCAAAATGCTTTAGGGGTTCTGTTGGGTCTATTGCCTTGCTTTGGTATTTTTTCTTTGTCCACCCTGTTATCTTTGCGGCCTCTGGGGACATTTTTAAATTATCCCACTTTAACCAATAGTCTAACTTTTCCGTCACTCTTCCTCCTTGCGCCACAATAAAACTTAATTGCCAAGGTTTGTTATCTAGTGACCCTAGGTTTAAATTACAGGTCTCAAAATCGAAGACCATATATTTTTGATCTTTATTAAATCTGAGTAAGTTCATCGTCTTTGTTCTCTAGGAAACTTTCAAAGCAGAACTCTCTGCTTGAACAGTGGTCTAAATTGGGTCTAGTTAGCGTGCTTTGTCTTCCAAAATTTCTGGAACAAATACACTTGTATGTTTGGAATGCTTCAAAGTCCTCTCTCTTATTGTAGTATATGCTTTTCGATAGACAAGATTCAAATCCAAAAGATTTAGCGTACGATAAAACTTTTTCTTCCACTAGCTCATCGAAGGGAAGCTCGTTTCTTTCTATGAAAAACGTAGGCGAGAAATCTTGTAAGTGGGGCGTGCAGTTATTGAATCCCATTGTGTTTTTAAAAATAAAGGAATCGTAGAATGGTATCGCCATATATAGGTCGTCATCATTCCATATTTTTTTAAGTATTTCTTCATCTACTCTACCCTCCCCTTTCACGAAAGCGGAAGAATATATCCCATAAAGTCTTTTGCAGCCCTTGTCGTTCTTTGCGAAAATAATAACTTTGTGCTCGCAGTTATCTTCCTTGGAGTCTTTCTTTGAGATTGAGGCGTCTCCGCAGAGAGTAATTCTTAGTCCGAAAATTAATTGTACGCCTAGAGCTTCGCTTCTTTTCACCGCCTCGAGGAATCCAATCATCGTGTCTTCTACTAGGATCAGTTGATTTAATTTTGACTGGGTTATTAGAGAGAAAATTGAATCTGCTCCCCCCTCTTCCGAGGACTCAGAGAGGGTTAATATAGATTTTCCCCCGATTGAGTAGTGGCTTTTCCATAATGGAATCATCTATATAATATTTACAATGTAAACTCATCGTCAAGAGGTTTTTTTGCTGTCCATCTTGGGCAGCCCTCATAAGTTCTTTTTTCTATGGTTTGCTTGTCCGACTTTTTAAGAGAATCTTTATCTTCCAGGAAGCATGTTTTTGCTATCGTTCCGTCTTCATTTAGCAGAACATAATAATCAAAGGGTTTTCTGAAGGCGCATATGTAGGCTTTTATTGGGTTTCCGTCTTTATCTAATACCTCGCTACCCCTGCTCATTTTGAATCCATCTTTGCCGCAGACCAATGGTCCGCCAAAAGTGCCATCCGACGGGTAGCCTTGATCCCCTGCAAAGTTGGAGGTTGCCTCGTCCATTCCAAAAGATTCTAGGTATTTTTGGATTTCAGTTAATTGAAATTCAAAACCCTCTAGCTCTTCCTCTGAGAGCTGGGCCATTTCTACTATACCTTTTGTCGGTTTTCCCAGGAGGTCTCTACCTACTTCGAATTTCAAAAAAAGAAATTCACTTTTTCTTTTTAAGTATTCTGGGTACAGATGCTTGACCGCAAGACAGTACATTAAGTCTTGCATGTTATCTGTTATTTCCGCACCTTTGAATACTTGCTTGCTTGTTTTGAAGTCTCTAATGATTGCCTGTTTTTTCTTTTTGTATAGAAATAATTTGTCTATGAATCCCAATATGTTATATCTCTTCCCGTCTTCATCTATTTTTAAATCGAATTTTTCCTCCGAAATAGCTTTTGTGGGTACGCCGTTGTCCGTTCCGAAGAAATCATACAATAAACCATTTAGAGTCATATCTTTAATTAATTCAATATTCTCTTCGTCGTTTACGTTTAGTTTTCTTGCATGATACCTAACCAGCCTCTCTATTGAGCTTACGGAAAATATATCTGATGTTTTAATTATTTTATTATAAGTTTTTTTGTGCCTAGGATTGCCCAAGCACTCAAAAATTAAATGACATATCCAGCCCCTGCTTGCTCCGTCGTTAGATGTGTCTGGTAGCTTGAGTATATATTTACAGTAATATAACCAAGAGCATTTTTTTGCAGTACTTATTCTGCTTGCGGAAAGTTTTACGTTTTTATTCATCTATTGGTAGGATTTTTAAGTTTGAAAACAGGTTTTTGCTTATCTTTTTTTTGTCGTAAAGTTTTTCTGCTGTTTCTTTAATGTTAATTCTTAATTTTTTTTGGTTTAAATTTTCTTTCTTGATTTTCCAGTTTTGAAAATCTTCTTCGTTCATATCTCCAAAATCTTTTTTGGTTGGAAGGCAGATGTTTATTTTTTCATAATCAAAAAAACTTAGAAGTTTGCAGTAATTTTTTATAGATGCAATTAATCCCCTATTCTCCTCGCTGGACTTGTCGTTATTGAAGGATATTGTAATCCTTGATGGATTAAGCTCTGTGATTGCGCATATTAGCTTTTGTGAAATTGTTAGGCCGAAGCTGACTAGGCAATTTTGATACCCATTTTCAAATAAATTTATGCAGTCCCCAACGCTCTCTACTATTACCACTTCTCTTTCTTTAATTATGCTTTCGTAGCACTGGCTTGAGTCGTGGGAGTTTTTTAGGTACAATGGGAAGACCCAATTACTAGTCTTTCCCATGTGTTTCCATTTTGGTCTAGAAGTATTACCTGAAGTTGATACGTCTCTGCCAGAAAGCCCGTGTATTTCTTGGTGCTCATTGAATATTGGGAACACGTGCCGTTGATACATGGGGCCTCCAGTGCATAAACCCGAATTAAAATACTTTAAAGTTTTCTCGCTAATTCCTTTTTGTGTATAAAAATCATAGTGCGGTATTAGGTTTTGGTATATAGTATCGTCAAATTTTTTTTCAGTCTCCAATTTTTGTACTGAAGAAGTTTCTGTTTCATTATTCTTAATTTCGCCTAAAATTTTATTTAGGTTTTTTTCTTCACTGCCAGAAGTTTTGCTTACTAATGCTTGTAGTGGCTGGTAGCCTGTTCCCTCTACATAATCTTTCCAGACTCCGCTATCCTTGTATATTTGAATCGCAGTTTTATTGTCTCCATCTCTGAACGCAGCATTTGTTTGCCAATACGAGCCCCTGTCCGCGAGCCTATAGCCCAGTTCATCGAGGATTTCTTTTACTTTGTCTTGGTTACTCATCTGATGGAAATAAAGAATCTTCCCTCTCTCCTAGGTTTGAAAATCCATCCTGTATTGGATCTGCCCCATTGCTTATATAGTCTTCCATATCTTGGAGATCGCCCTTCTCTTCTACGACGAAATTATCTAGGTTTAGGTTTATGTAGTTTTGTTGTTTTGCTCCAGTTTCCTCCCTCTCTACAAGATTTAAGGCTCTTGATACGTTGGGGCCAAGGTGCCTGTGTTTTAGGCATATTAATTTATGTGACCCGAAATTGGCGGGTTCCCCCATTGCTTCGTCGTTTGTCTTCCTTCTCAAGAGAAACAAGTGAGAGCAGAATTGGGTTATTTGGTCTGAAAGGGAAACTATACTTTCGTCATCTATTACGTTTTCCGCCCTTCTGTTTGTTGTGATTCCAGTCCTGTTGCTTTGTACGCTTGTGAACATTGAAATTAGTGGGCCTTCTGAGTCAACTATTTCCGACTGAATTATGGTTTTGAATTTAGTAACCATATCCCCCACCCTTTCCCAGTGGGAGGCAGCGTTATCTTTGCTTTTTTCTGAGGCGGTTTTAATGTAATCAAAATTAAAAATTAAGGGATTGCCTCTTCCTACCTTGGCGTAATAAAACCTCCTTAATGCATTAACCATTTCGTCCACGCTCAGCCCGCCTACGTTGTAATAGTAGTAATTTAGCTTGTCGTTTTTGATTTTCTCCCAAAGGGCGTCTACAGACGCTCTCATCTGCTCTCCTTTTGCGCCCTCTACATGCATGTATTTTCCTGTCTCTAGGTAATAAAGCGGTACTCCGCTTAATGCGGAACACTGCCTGAGCATTAGTTCTTCTTTGCTCATCTCTCCATTATCGAAATGCAGTACTGGCACATCGTATTCTTTTGATACTTTTGTGCAGAAGTCCATGCAGAATTGAGTTTTTCCTACTCCAGTCCTTGCTACAACCACTGTAATGTTTCCAGGTTTTAGTAATGAGCCATATAGGTCATTCACCATTGGCATGTGTGGGGCAAGCATTCCAGACTCACTATATTTTTCTGAATTTTGTCCGCGAAGGTCTATGAATTCAGGCATTGATTCGTAAATGTCTTCTGGGTGCTTTGCTCCCGCCTCGTAGAAATTTAATTGATCGTTGTAGATTTTGTCCGCCTGGCTTATTATATCTTTATAGGACATTTCTGGGGACATCGACTTCATTTTCTTCGCTACATTATTACAAGCGAAATATATCTCCCTTCTTATAGTGAACTTTTTGAGTTCTTTTGCTGCTGTAGCAACCCCGTCTTTTGATATCTTTTTTAGTCCTAAATGTTTTATGTATTGAACTATATCTACGTTATCCTCAAAAGAGATATTAAGTGACTTTATTCGTTCTGCGAGGAGGGTCTCATCTAAGACTTCTCCTGCATTAAGTGATTTAGACAGTATACTATATATTGTAGAGTTTACAGAAGAATTAATTTTGCAGAAGTCCTTTTCTCCTACAAAGGGTGCTATTTCAGCGTACTTGTCTGGGTATTTTATTAATCCCGCTAGTAGGTGTTGCTCTAATTCATAACTATATATCATATAGAGAATGTAAACGAGGAAGAGCTTTAGTCAAGTCTTTCTTCTCCTTCGTCTTCATCTCTTAGATTGAGCATTCCTTCTACGCCCTCTACTTCTATGAGGTATTTCTCCATTGCTTTTCGTAGTCCCATCTCTACTATTTGCGCATCCGTTTTTGTGTAAACCATGGGTCTGCCGTTCTGGTCTGTATATATTAACATAAACCCTTTATTCCCGTTTGCCCCCCCTGTGAATTCAAAGAGTTGATCTAACAAGCTCTCTGGCAGCGAGAACTCTGGAAGGTCATCTGGGTCAAAATTATCGTCGCTACCTAGCATTACTTATCTGTAACTCTAATGAGGAACGGCAACTTTTCAAACGCCTTTGGGAATTCTGTTTTTTTCTTTTTGTCCTTGTCGTCATCATCTTCTTCTGCTTTTGATGCATTTTCGACTGGGAGATTTTTGATTTCTTTAAGTGTTGGCGTCTTTTCGCTTGGATCTAATGCCCACATTATGCCATGTTCTTTTGCCCAGCGCTTCATTCTTCTTACTGGAACCATTAAGTTAAATCCTTCTCCTGCGCCTCGAACTATCATTCCTACATATCTTCCGTCTTGAAGGTATACTCCTCCTCCAGAGCTTCCTGGAAACGCTGTGACTGTGGTTTGATCATATTCCACTTTATCTCTTATTCTTCCTACTTGAGATATGATTCCACTTGTCATGCTATTTGAGCCAAACTGCCCCAATAAAGAGCCTACGTGAAACAGCGGTGTTCCTATTGGTATGATCTCCTCCTTGTCTAAATAAAATTTCGCGCTCGCCTTTCCATAGTCTTTTGCAATAACCATTAGTAGGGCCAAGTCTTCTCCGTCGTCTGCATCGCTATATTTTACTACCGTGGCATCCATTTTAATTTCTCCGACCCTTCTGCCGTCTTCAACTAGCTCTTTTATTATTTGAACGTCGTCAAATTCAACAATCTTTTTCGGTCTGCCGTCTTGTATTACTGTTCTGATTTCTCTCAAATTGTCTACCACATGCCCACAAGTCCAAACAAATGTAATTTTTTCTCCATCCACTTCTCTTGTAATTAATACTCCAGATCCTTCCGATTTGCTATAATCAGATTGAGCCCTGATAGTAACAGAGATATCTTGGAGATAATCAGATACTTCCCTCCTTTCCTTTGGAGATATTCCCCAGGCATTAATAAAACTTAAAGATAAGAGTAGGAAGATATTTACTTTTTTCATAATTTATTATAGAGTTATATTGAATTTTTTAAATAATGATTTGTTTATCTTATCTTTCGGGTAAATTTCTATTAATTTTATATCATTAATTACACAAAAATCTCGCTTCTGCACATCCCTTCTTAGTTGGTCTATATAGTTTGCCTTTGTTCCATGAAAAAACTTTACAAATTTTGTGTGCTGTGCGCCCTGCACTTCTACTGCAATTTTTTCATTCGCATTGTAGAAATCTAAAGACAGTTTTGTTCCTGCCACAGGAAGTTCTTCAAACACTACATGATTTAACCAGTATTTTTTAAGAAATTTTTTAGCTCTAAATTGAAAATTGCTCTTGCTTTCTCCCTCCCAATCTATGAGGTATTTTCTTATATTTTGCACTCTCCTCTGCGAGCCGCTTAAAGTTTTAAATTTCATCTAATATTTTGCCCCACTGATAATCTGTTGTAAGTTTGTCTTGTAAGTTTTCTAGCTCTGGGGATAATTCCCTCCACCATCGCTCTAAATTTTTTGGATTTATCTGGGAGAAGTCGTCTATAATTACCACTGGTAGATCTTCGTATGCTTCCTGCCATACTCCAAGTTTCTGTATAATCGGGATTGTTTTTAGCGCTAAAGCTTCAAATGTCTTAAAGGAGTCGTAGGTTGTTCCAAGCGGGGACAGAAAGAACCTGTGTGATTTTACTGTCTCCCAGTATCCTACATGAGTTAATCCTCCAAAAAAATAACAAAAGTCTTTATTCTCTTCCATATAAGATTGTGCGTTAGACCTATCTCTTCTTGTCCCAAAAACAGTTTTCCCCCATGGGCTCCAACCCCCGCAGACCTCATCTTTTTTTTCTTCTATATTTATATCTCTAATTAAATCCTTAAGTTCTTTATGGTGATTTATTAAAGGCGCTGGATGTATCCCTATGGGTACCGCGCGTATCCTGTCGGAATCTATATCTTTCTCTTCTGAAAAAACTTTAATTATTTTCTTTTCGTTTAAAAGTCTTTTTCTTTGATCTCTATTTAAGACTCTTTTTATGCTCTTGTCTGCGTTTCCGAGGCACAACACGAACTCCGATTCTATTGTTGGTAAAATATTGTTTATAAAATACCTTAGGTGGTTCATCTTCACAAAAACAGTCTGTGGTGGAGAGCACTGTTCCGTTTTGATTTTGCTCATGGTCCTCATTCCTCGCTTCCAGTCGAGGTGAGTGTCTATTACCCAATCGAATTTCTCCAGCCAAGGGCTAGTTGAATTCTCGTTTCTACCTATCTTACTGTGCCTGCCTGAGGCATGTCTTGTATTATGGAAGAGTTTTAGTTTTGGATTTATTTTTAAAGGCACTGCATTATATTATAATGCGATCCACATCTAATTCCAATTCATAATTATCCCAATACTTGTGGTCGTATTCGCTATACTTTATGTCCCTAAATAATACAAGCCCTTTATTGTCAAACTCATATCCTATAGCTAATCCGTCTGGCACTCTGCCTGCGCCGTCTTTATATTCAAAGCATTCATCATAACCGTGCTCTGAGTAAACTATTTGGCGCGAAATTAATTTAAAATTTTTCATGTTTCCAGTTGAATCTAAGGCAGTTCCAGCTTTGCCTCGGTAATTGTTTTATTTTTTGATGATATTTTGCTTTGTTTTTGGATTTTCTGTCTAGCTTGCAGTCTGCTGAAATTTCTTCGCAATATATTTCTGGCGTTACTTCTTTTAGTCCCGCGTTTTTTAATTGTCTCCTGAAGAGGGGGTCGTTGTGCCCATAGCTTCCAGTCATATCTTCATCATACCCTCCAACTGACCACCAGTCTTTTGTTGAGAGAAGCATTGTTCCGCAGGTTTTCCTTCCGCATTTTGATTTTAATCTCTCATCGTTGGAAAAACGTTTGAATGAGTAAAACCAGCTTCCTCCGTTAAGAGCTGTAAGCGCAATCATCTTCTCTAGCCCCTTTCTGTCAAAAATTTGGTCCATATCGCAAATCAGTATAAATGGTGTGTCGCAAACTGTGGCGCTTAAATTTCTTGCGCCAGGTATGTTCCATGGTATATCTTCTTCTATTCTATATAGGCTTGAGTCGAGATCGGGGAACGCGGTATGTTTTAGGATTTTTTTTGCTGGAGTCGATGATCCGTCATCTATAATTTGAAACTTTGCTAAATCATTGTATGACTCCCATTTTTCAATATGCCTGGAGACATGTTCTTCATCATTATAATATAATAATGATATTGTTATACGCTTTCCCATTATTGTTTGTAGAGTTTGTGTCTATGCCTGATGCAAGTTCTTAGGTTACTTCTCCGTCTATTGTTGTAGTCTGGCAGAAGTGTAGCGATTCTTAGGTTTGACTCCCATAAGGCCCTCCTTAGATAGGGTTGATCTCTGTGCCCGTATCTAGTATTGATGTTCCTTGCATGATAGTCGTCGTTCCATCTCTGCATTAGCTCTTTTACTTCTGGGGAGTCTTTGAAGAAAATAACTCCTCCGTTAAATTCTGGGAATGAATTTGGTATGTGGTCAATTTGAGTGCAAACTCTTTTAAGTGGAGCATGCGTTAGTGCAATATCAAACCTATCTAAAAGTTGAAATGCTTCTGCTAGTATGGGTTTTTTAAGTTCAGTATCATTGTCTAGATATAGCGTTTGCTCATAAGGGGATTGTAGTATTGCGTCCAGCTTGTTTCTTCTATTTGGATTTGTAATTATTTTTATTTCATCAAAACACCTTTTATCTTTTATAATTTTTTCGAGCTGTGCGTCTATGAATAAAGTTATATGGAGATCTGGATGAAGCTTTTTTATGCTCTGCGCTGAAAAAACACACTCGAGCAGATTTCTTTCTGCCCCAGAAACTCCATAAACCACTCCCTGTTTAATTTTTTTTTGTGTAGTTTCTTGTTGTGGCTCATTGGCTTTTTGCCTTCTTCTCCTGCTCATGTTACGCTTTGTTTTCCCAGAGTCCAAGAAGTTTTTCTGGAACATGGCTATTTGAGTCGTTTAAATAAAGTATCGGCTTCGGCAGGTTGAGCGGGGGCGCCTCTAGGTTATGTCTACTTAAGGCCGCAGAGGTTTTGAACGATGTATTGTTTTGTTTTTTGTCGGGGTAAGTTGATGCTAGAATGTACCTTACATCGCTGTTTCGTATGTTTTTAAGACATTTGCCTGCATCATCTACAGACATATGCATTAGGCAGTCCCTCACTAGAATAATGTCCGCTTTCGGCAGCTCATCCTTTGATAAATCTATCTGCTTGAACGAAGTATTTTCGTCATCATATAGCTCTATGTTCTTTTCTATAAGACTCCCTACGATATCTCCCCCTATGTAATGTATGCCTCCCCAGTCAATTTCTTTTGCCCAGTTAAAGTCTCCGCACGGTACGTCGAGAAAGGTTTTTATATTTAAGCCTTTTAGTAAAAGAGGTAGGCCAGTCCTGAGGTTCTTTGTCCACCCTAATGTGGATCCAGCTCCGCTAGCGCTCTCTGAGCATCTCCACTTGTTTTCTTGAAAAATTCCTGTAAAAATTTCCTTCATATGATTATGAGATTCGGGGTGTTGTTTATTTTCTCATCTAGTGGGGCATAAATTGCCATGAACCTTTCTTTGTCTTGCTCTGGCAATCTGTCGAATGAGGAGTTTCTCTGTTTCTGGGGAGGAAACTTCTCTACTTCAAACCTAGAGATTTCCAGAAAGTCAAATATTTGATCTAAATAATTCCAGAGATACGGAAACCTGACAATTAATCTTTTATAACCTCTTTCGTTTTTGTGGTTAGTCCAATTCTCAAACTGTTCTGTAAAGCAAAATGAGTCAATTCCATGTGATAAAAAAGACTCTAGGCTGTTTTCGTGTTCTGGTCGATGCCCAGAGATTGCTTTTGCATGTCCCGCTGCTATTTTTCTTCTAAAAAGGCTCGGGATTATGTTGTATGGAGTGTCCGTAATAAATACCGCATTCTTGATCGCATTTACGTTTGGTAAATATGGGTCGTTTTGCCTTGGCGGGTCCAGCCTATGCTTTAACCCTTTAGGGTTTGCTCCAGGCCCTCTTTTCGGCAGGCCTTCCGAATTTAGATAACAGTTTACCGATATTCTCCTAGAAAACCAATGAATAAAGCTTGTTGATCCCGTGCCTCCCATAGAGGACACTATGCTCATCTGGTTTTTCATTTATTTTATAATAATATCGTTGCATCTATTTTCTTTTGTGGTACAGAGCCAATGCGGGTGGTTGCCCTCCTCGAAGTCAAATTTAGCTTCTTCCTTGTAGGTTTCTTTTGCAGCGTATAAAATCTTTTTGTCTAATCTAGGTGCAAATATTTTTGCAGGCTCCTCTCTTTGCTCTGATAGAAATGAGGCCCACCAACTAAATGAAGAGTTTGCCCTGAATATTGTTCTTGCAAAATAAAGCCTTAGGAAGTCTGCGAAGAAATCAAATATGTGTTCGCTATGATAAACTGCCCCCTCGGGATAATTCCATCCAAAATTTTGACTGGGTTTGCCTACTCCCCATTTTCCTGTCCAGTCATCGCTGGTCCATTCTATTTTTTCTGGATCATAGTCGTACTTTTTAAACGCTTCTATATATGAGTCCTTACTTACTACAGAATAGCCTCCATTTTGCTTGTAGTTTACATTCGAAATGTCATCTCTTCTTAGGTGCGCAATGTCATATGTTCCTTGGTTGTCTTCCAGTCTTTTATATATTTCTGAATTTTTAACATGATCGTTAAACTCGAACACGTCATTTAATAAATAATCTTTTGACATTGGTTCAAAAACCGAAGGGTGGTAGGCGCAGACACTATCAAAGCAAACGTTTCCCTGCTTTCTGTAGTTCTGGTCGGGCTTGTCTACGTTGACATAATTAAACGACTCTCCGCTTCTTTCTTTGAAGGATTTTAGCGCATCGAGTCTCGCCGTAAGGTTGTCTAGGTCTTTTGATGTTTGATTTAACCAAAGCCTCAATTCATCGTCTTCAACGACTGTATGTTTTTGATTTTTAAAAATATGATTTCCTTCCCAGTCTGAGGCCATTTCGAAATTCATATCGTTGAGTTTTGCATACGTCGCTCCATATGCATACTGATGCATTCTGTTTCCGAATCTACCGTTCCAGTGAATCAACATTACTGAATCTTTTTTTCCGTCGGTTCTTGGGACGTAATTTGTAATTGTGTTTTGTGCGGAGGCCTTGGCTACAGCTGCAGCCCTCTGTTTATCTCCTTCTCCTACCCAGACATCATTTAGCTCATCTCCAAATTCATTTTTTTTAATTTGGTTTTTTGCTTCGGAGATTACTGAAAATTCTCCCTCTACTGCTTCTGCTTTATTTTTATTCATGATATACTATTTAACTCTTGCTTTATATGATCAAAAAGGAACTTCTTTATTTTAGGTGAGTTTTCCACTAATTCTACTAAATTATGTTCTCCTTGGATTTTTTCTGGGCAATCAATCTTTTTTGCCTTCATTTTCTCTATGAGGTCTTGATCTATTGCGATCCAGGATCCCTTTTGTTCTAGGTAGCCCCACATTTTCATTAGGTCTAAAATTTCCCGCTCTATCCAGACGCTGTTTCCATTTTTTCTTCCGTATTTTACTGGGTATCTTACTTGAGATCCTGTTCTCTCATTAATAGACTTCTTGAATTTTATTTTGCAATAATGTCCTATTGGGTCTCCTTTGTCATCTAGTCTTGTTGCTGAGGGGTTTGTGAATAGTATGTCGTTCGTATATCTTTCCTGAAATTCTAAAATAAAGTTTGCGTAGTGTTTTACTGCATTGCCTCCCGCTTCCTTTGCTTTGGGGCCTCCTCTCGAGGCGTATGGGTTTGCTGATACCTCAACTCTTACTTGACTTGTCAATATCATTATGTGGTTTAGCTTCGCAATAGGCAGAACCATTTTCTTTAGGAAGACTGAGGTTATTAACGCGCCTCCTGCCACTTGCTCACTATCCTCAAATGCCTTATCTACATCATTAAGTCTACACAGAGCATCAATACTGTCAATTAAAAAAAAGTATTTCTTGTCTTCTGGGTTGTCTTTAACCAGCATTCTTACTAACTCAAAAACTTTCTCGAAAACATTACAATCAAACCTAAAAAACTTTTCTGGGTTCGTATCAATTCCCGCTCTGTCCATCATTTCTTGAGAGCATCTTCCCTCGCTCATTACTAGCACCACCATTCCGTCTTTAAATTGTTTTTGGAATTCTCTGGCTATAGAAAGCGCACAGCTTGTCTTTCCTCCTTCGTTTATTCCAGTAAATCGATGCACTCCAGAAGATATTCCTCCTCCTAGGGCTAGGTCTAAATTTAGGCTTCCTGTGGAGACTTTATAGTCCTCGCTTTTTGCGTCGTTGTAGTGATATTTTTTATTATCTTTATCTGATAGAAACTTGTTTATCTGATTTAGGGTTTCGCTTTCTTTCATTCAGATAATATATCTAAAGATTTCTAATAATCAAATTATTTTAAAAAATCTTTTAAAGTTTTGGGCTTGACTTCTATTATTTTATCTTCACCCTGTTTTTCTCCCACGGAAAACGTTTCTGCTTTGGGCACTTTATAATTAAATTCGTTATACTTTTCCTTGAGTATTTTTTTTCCGAACTCGCTCGCGAAAAAACTTAAGCTTTCTGGTTCTTTATTGAATTTTACTTTTTCCCAGAAATCTTGTTTCGGGCACTGTTTAAGGAGTGATTCGAAAATTTTAACTTCCCTTGCATAAAAAGATCCTTTATTTTTAATAACTGTCGTTCCAAATAGCTTGCATGGAAATCTTTTTGGTAATGATAATATTCTATCTATTGCTAATGATTTCCAGCTGGGCTTTCTTTTTGCCATATTTATTATATATATGGGGTTGGCATAAAGTCAAGCCCTACTCTTCCTCAGTAGCCTCGCCGTAGGTCGGTGAGCTTGGGTCGTTGTCTATGCCTTTCCATTGTATATTGTTTGTTCTTCCAATGTCTTGCAGGTTCTCATTTGTTATATGAACTGCGGGAATATATGCCACTCTAGATATTTCTGCCCTCCATTCTTGTGGGTACCATACCATCTGG